TGTTGAAATGCTCCACCGTCACCACCGGCTCCCACCAGCGGTACCCGGCACGCCCCAGCTCCTTCCACTGGTGCACGATCATCTTGTTGAGGGCGTTCTTCACCAGCCCCGCCATGGTGGCGGTGGTTGCCAGGCGCACATTGCGGGGATGGTAGCCGCCGGTCAGGTCCAGGTCGCCGGTCAGCATGGTGTACAGCTCGCGGATGCCGGAGAGCCGCTCGACGCGGGCATTTGCCATCTCCGGGTCGCGCGGCGCACCCAGCAGGTCGTCCACGGCTGCCTGCAGGCGCTCCTCGGCGGTCACCATCGAAAGCGGCGGCGTCCCGGCAATTGCCCGCGGACCCTGCAGCTCCGCCACCAGGCTGCGGGCTTCCTGCAGGGCGGCATCCAGCTCGGCAGGGGTGAACGGGCGACCCGCAAAGCGGGCGCGGATTGAACTGGTGAGCGTGATGGGCAGCCCGGTCTGTGCCAGGCGGGCATCCAGCAGGGCGCGGGACAGCTCCTCCGGCGTGGCGGGGAACGGTTCAATCCCCGGCAGGGTGGGCTGCACGGCTTGCGGTTCGGGCGGGTTGGGGTTGGTCATCTTCTTTTCTCCTTCAATCAATTCCATCCAGATTTCCTGGAAGGTTTGGGTTGGCTTCGAGCCATCCAGCAGCGTGATCTCCTCCTGCACGAAGGCGCCGCCGCGGGCGGGCATATGCACCAGGTCCAGTGAAAGGACCTTGAGAATTTTGGTCACCTCCGGCTTGTCGGGCAGGGCGGTAAAGAACAGGTCCGCCGAAAAGCCCAGCCGGGGGCGGGGTTCGGGGCATGCCAGCCACTCCCTGCCCGTCTCCACCAGCAGGTCGGCGGAGGGACCGGTGGGGGTCAGCGTCAGGCGGATGCCCTGCGCTTCGGCATCCCAGCGCGGGTTGGCGCAGACGCCCGCCAGGTCGCGCAGGGAATGCAGGCGGAACTCGGCGGTGTGGTCAATGAAAGTTTCCACGCCATCCCACAGCGCCAGGGATTCCTGCAGCACAGCGGGCGGGAACTGCCAGCCGTTGCCTTTCCCGGCGGTAATGGCAAGGATTTCAAACGTGCGCCGGTCTTCACTTTCCTGCATGCGCAGCTGCATGCGGCAGGAGCGGCGCATCCCGGTCAGCGGGTCGTTGAGGGGGATGGGAACGAATTGGGTCATACATCACCTCCTTGGGATGTTGGGTTGGGCTTGCGCTGCGCCCGGCGCAGCAGGTCATCCAGGTCCACCGCCTCCCCGGCGAAGCGGTACGCCATGCGCAGCAGCTCGGTGGCATCCACCAGCCCGCGGTCGTAAAGCGCCAGCCAGGAATCCAGCACGGCGCCCGCCGCCCCCGCCAGGGCGGCATTATCCCGGCTGGAAAGGTCGGTGCCAAGCACCTCCACCGGCGCCGAGACATCCAGGCGCTGGTTCACGCAGCCATAGCGCCGCACCGCCGCCCGCGCCAGGTCCGCCACCATCTGCAAAAAGAACGCCTGGCGCTGGGCAAAGAAGCGCATTGCCGGCTCCCCGGCGGATTCGGCGGTGGTGCGGGTGGACGATTCCGGCTCGGCGAGGAAATGCAGCGGAATGCCCGCCCCCGCGGCGATCATCTTCTTCAGCGCCAGCCCGTCGGCGGCGGCTTCGTGCGATTCCAGCTGCGGGCTGATCACCTCCCACGCCTCCGAGGCATCCGCCACCAGGATGGAGCCGGGGGTGGGCGGGTTGGTGTTCAACAGCGCCTGGCGGGTGCGCCGCTCCGCCTCCGAGGCAAAATTGCCCTTGACGACAAAATAAAACGAATTGCGGTAGCGGTTCAGCCGGGCGCGGTCCTCCAGCCAGCTGGTGTAGCGGACAAGCCAGCGCAGCATGGGCGCCAGGTCCGATTCGCCATGCACCGCGCCCACCGGGCGGTTGACGGCATAGTGGCGCACCGCGGGCGGCGGAGCACCGCCGGTGCCGCTTTCCAGCCCGTCGGCGGGGTAGGTGCGCTCCCCCAGCCAGGGGGAATCGTCCCAGCCCGCCGCCTGCACCGGCTTGAAACTGTAGCCGGTCTCCTGGGCGGTATCCCCGGCGCTGGTCTGAATCTCCGCCACCTGCAGGGCAGGCACCGCCCGCACGTAGCTCATCCCGGCGGCATCGGTGGAGAGCAGGAAGAAGATCTCGCCGGAGCGGGTCAGCTCGTCGCACCACTCCACGGCGCGCAGCGGGCAGGCGTTCAGCGGATGGTGCCACCATGCCTGCAAAAAGGCGTGGACGCGCGGGTTGGGCGAGCGCAGTTGAATCCCGCCGCCCAGCACATACTGGGTGGTCAGCGATACAATCCGCCGGGCAAGCGGGTTGTGCCGCCAGGCTTCCAGCGCCTGGCGCTGCAGCTCCTCCCGGTCCCAGGTTTCGCGCTCGCGCGGTGCGGCTGCCTCGTGGAAGCCGGGGTCCACGATCAGCGTCTCCACCGCCAGCGCCTGGCGCACGCGGCGGGCAAAGCGGGTCATTGCGGTTTTCAGGTTCAACAGGGTTCCTCCTTTCGGTGGATCAACGGGTTAAAACTCCCAGCGGCGGCGGCGCTCCTCGCGCTCCATCTGCCGCAGCGGGTCGGGGGCGCGGACAGCCAGGGCGGGCGCGCCGCTCGTCCAGGGCAGGTCATCCAGCCGCCAGCACAGCGCCGCCGAAATCAACAAATCATCGTGCAGCGGCGCACCGGTCTGCGGATGGCGGGCGGAATCGGGCACGCTCCAGCGCATCCGCCGCTCGGGACCTTCCAGCACGGTCATCTGCGCTGATTCCACCTGGCGGCGGAACCATTCCTGCAGCTCCGCCTGCGGGCAGTGTTCCTGCCCGGGCGGCAGGGCAAAATCGCGGAACCTGCCGGAATCCACCACCGCCAAAAAGCCCCAGCCCAGCGCCGACTTGGTGGCAGCGTTGAAGGTGAAGGGAATCACCCTGCCGGGCAGGGCTTTCTCCAAAAAGCCCGCCAGCCCGGCGCCCACCCCGGTGGCGTCCATCACCACCCAGCGCGCCCGCCAGTGTTCCGCCAGGGCGGCAAGCTGGCTGAAGAGCGCCGGGTGCGGCTCGCCCAGCCAGGTGCGCCGGTGCACCACCCGGTAGGTGGGGGCGCGCAGCACCTCCTGCGTGGCGGTATCCACCTCCACCACCGTCAGCGCGGCGGCGTCCCGGGCGGGGTTTGCCAGCTCCGCCGAACCAGCCGCCACGCCCTCATCCGCCCCGGCGGCATCCAGCAGCAGCGCATAGGCTTTGCCGGGCTGGGGCGCATCCAGCGGCGGGTGGCTGCCGGTCATCAGCTGGCGCCGCGCCGCAGTGAACATCCCCCCGCCCGAATCCAGCTCCTCGCTGAAGAACTGGGTCCGCACCAGCGGATGCGTCCTGCCCAGCCGCCGCACCTGCTCGTTCACAAACGTGCGGTACGCCGGCACCTCGTCGCCCACCTCGTCGGCGGTCAGCACAAACGTCCGGCGGATGCCGTCCTCCTGCTCGGCAGCCCGGGCGGCGCGCAGCTCGCGCGCCAGCAGCGTGCTGGCAGTCCACGCCGTGCCCCAGAAGACCCGGGTGGCGTTGGTGGAGGCAGCCATGGGGGCAATATCCTTGTCGAACTTGGCAATCGTCACATCCTGCGCCTCGTCCACCTCCAGCAGCGTCCCGGCGGTTGCGCCCACAATGTTCGTCTCCGGCGCGCCGCTCAGGAAGAAGATGCGCGCCCTGCCCACCCGGTAGATGTAGCCGGATTCCTTGCGCCACAGCGGACCGGTGAGCCGGTTGGTCTCCAGCACCCGCTGCAGGCGGCGCATGGCGTTCAGCGATTGGGGCTTCCAGGTGGGCGAAACCTTGACGATCTCCGCCCCCGCCTCCGAAAAGAGCAGCAGCAGGTAGGCTTCCAGCTGCGCCTGCAATTCGTTCTTGCCCGACTGGCGCGGGAACATCACCACGAAGGAAAGCCCGCGCCGCTGCAGGACGGAATCCAGCACCGCCTGCGCCACCGCCAGCTGGTAGGCGCGCAGCGGCAGGAGCGATGCCTCGGCGATGAAGCGCGGGGCATCGCGCAGCAGGTCGGCAAGGGCGCGGG